CGTTCGTGTTTCGTGAGGCGCAGATTTCCGACTGCTTGCTGTATGGCAATTCGTTTGCTTTCATCAATCGCAATCCCGCAGGCACGCCGATCGGACTTGAGCGACTGCGACCCGACTTGATGTACATGATGCGCGACCAAGCCAACCAACCGTATTATCAATACTGGACAGGCAAGGCAGACGAGAAGGCATCCGAAGAAATCAAGCAACGCAAATTTCGCCCTTACGACATTCTGCATGTCGTCGGGCCGGGCGCAGACGGCCTGCTCGGCGAGGCGGCAATCCATCGCATGCGTGATCTCATCGGCATGGAATTAGAGTTGCAGGAGTTCACATCTAGATTCTTCGCCAACAACTGTCGACCCGCTGGCGTGCTCTCGATGCCGGGCAGACTGAGCGCGGAAGGTGCGAACAGATTGCGCGAGGCATTCGCCCGCGTGCATTCGGGCGCACAAGGAGCGGGTAAGGTTGCGATTCTTGAGGAAGGTCTCAAGTACGACGCGATTAGCACCAACGCCAAAGACAGCGACCTCGACAGCATGAAGAAGTTCTGTCGCCAACAGATTGCCGCCGCATTCAATGTGCCGTCGCATCGCGTCGGCGACAACGACGGCGTGAGTTACTCGTCAGCCGAACAAGCCAATGCAGTGTTTGTGCAGAGCACGCTGGCGGGTTGGGCTGCTCGACTCGAGCAGGAAGTCAATCGCAAGTTGATCAAGCGTGGCGACGATGTCACGACCCGCATCTCGTTCGATGATCTGTTGCGCGGCGACATGTCGACCCGCTTCAGCGCGTATGCGGTCGCTGTCACCAACGGCATCTTGACACCAAACGAAATCAGAGCGCGAGAAGGATTGCCAGCCGTCGATGGCGGCGAGTCGATCCGACTGCCTCTGAACACAAGCACTCCGACTGCGGCTGCACCTGTTTCGCCGAATGTAACCACTGAAACCGAAACACAGATTGAGCCGCCGCAGTCGGATGTTGTGCCAGCGTCGGGTGATGCAAGCACGACGCTTGCAAGCGAAGGACTCAACGGCGCACAAGTCGCTGCGATCTTGACGATCTTGGCAAACTTCTCGACTGGTCTTGTGACCAAAGATGCGGCAAAGGCGTTGATCGTGACTGCGTTCCCAACACTGTCGCAGGATGCGATCGCTACGGTTCTCAACGGAACCAATGTCGTCAAGGCTGCACCGCCAACAGCACCGACCGTATCAGCTGAAACTAAATCGCTTGACCGTGCAGTCGATCTTTTCTATCCGTCTGCTCTTGCGGCAATGACAAGATGCACTGAGGCAGAAGCCAAGTATCTCAAAGGATGCCGCACAAAAGAAAAGGTATCCAAGTGGATACCCGATGTCGCACGCATCGCAAGCGAGATCGCCCCGATCATGCGCGGGCTATTGGTTTTGCAAGGTCACAGCGACCGCGCAAGCGACGGCATCGCCATTGCAAACGCATTCGCAGAGTCGATCAAGACCGAGGCACGAAATGCAGACTGGCATATCACAGGACACACCGACACGGCCGTGGCACTCGCCACGCGCCTGATTCAAGAACTCATTCAAACCAACAAGGAGCAACTATGAGCAACATCGAAACCCGCAAGGCTGGCGCAGTACGCATCGAGCAAACCGAACCGCAGCCCGGTGAGCCGCTACGACTCAACGGCATCGCCGCAAATTGGGAGCGATACGATATGGGCAACACATACGAGCGTCTCGAGCCGACTTGCTTTGACGCATCGATCAAAGCCGACGGCGACAAGATCGCCTTGCTTTGGAACCACGACACGGCGAAGCCGATGGGTCGCGTGAGCGCAGGCAACCTCAAGGTCTATGCAGATCGTTCGGGTCTGTGCTTCGAGTGCGACCTTCCCGACACCGACACAAGCGAGGAAGCGCACGCGCTGGTGCGTGCAGGCATTGTGACGCAGTGCTCATTCGGGTTTATCTGCTTGAAAGAAGCCTACGAGCCACCTGCCAAGGGCGAAACCAAAGGCACGCGAGTTGTGCAACTTGCCAAACTTCTTGAGGTATCCGTCGTCACCTTCCCGGCGAACAGTTCGACCAGCGTCGAGGCTCGCGCCGAGCAACCAAAAGGGAAAAAAAAGAAAATTTACTTGCCTCCACAATTTTGATTTAACCCACTTGCGAGCGAAAATCCGTTTGAGATAATGGGCTGCATAACTGAATACATCCTCGACCGACAGTGCCAGACGCTGATCGATCACGAGAGTGGACTTCCGCGAACTCCCCGAGAGCACGCAGGTTCAAAAGCGTACTTAGACCTTCCGCATTTTGACCGCGTGTTTTCTTTTATACACGCAAGGAGTTTGAATGAACAACAAGAACCAACTCGACCGTGGCGGCGAAGATTTCAGCCACCTTTACAACTTGTATCTGCGCAAGGGCGCAAGTGCTTTGACGGATGTTGAAGCCCGCGCAATCAGCATCGGATCAGGCGGTACATCGCTCGTGCCTTCCAGTTGGACAAAGTTTGTCCAAGAGACAATCAAAGAAGACGCGATCATGAGCAAGGTCAATGTCATCAATACGACAACGACATTCTCTCAACCAATCGTCAGCGCAGATCCAAGCGTGAATACCAGTGTTTCGGAAGCGTCCATCGGAACTGAAGACAGTTCGATGGCTCTAGCATCATCCAAATTTGTCACAACCGCCGCAACTTACTCGCTCAAGAAGGTGACATCTTGGATTCGTGTTTCAACTGAACTTTTGGAAGATTCAGAAGCCGCGCAAAGCGTTGAAGAATTGATCAAGCGTCAACTCATCGCAAAATTAATCACAACAATCAATAATCAAATTTTGGTTGGAAGTGGAAGCGGCGCGTGTCAAGGCAGCGTGACAGCCGCAACCGCGTATTCGCGTTCGGCGATTATTGGCGGCACAGCTGGATTGCAAGTCGTCATGAGCATTTTTCGAGCGATTATGAATGATGGTGGCGCAAACTTGCCAAAAATGACATACGCAAATTTTAAACGATCTTTGCTTGTTATGAACACATACGCACCGATCAATTTTACAAGCGAAAGCGTTTTGTGGCAAGCACTTGCGTTTGATGATTCGTTTCACGGCTTGCCAATGATTTGGCATCCGCTCGATTCAACTGGAACAAGTTCAACAAACTCAATCCAAATGCACTTCTTTGACCCGACGCAATACATGCTCGCTCTCAATTTCGGCGGGTTCAATGTCACTCGCTTGGATGAGTTGTACGCGGGGACGGGGCAAACGGCATTTGTCGCAACGGTACGCGCAAGCGGAAACATCAGAACACACAAGGCGTTCTCAATCTCTTGCGTCAATAAGAATTATTTCACAGACATTCACCGTCGAGCGTGCGTGTCTGTTGCCTCAGCGTTGAGGTAATCGACTCTCGCTCGACACAACAAGAAGGAATTTTATCATGGCAAACGATAGTGGATACAAGGCACTAGTAGAAAAGATGGGCACTGTGTACGCCGAAATGAAGAAGATGTGCGACGACGCTAACGATAGCGGCGAAGGCATGTCGGACGCTCTCGAAGCGAAGTACAGCGCGTTGAAGATGCAATACGCATCACTCACAGCGCAACGACAACGCAGCGACGAGTTGATGAATGTTGGCGCGGGCTTCAAGGCCGACGCTCCTGATGCCGCAAAACAAGTTCGCAATCTGCCTGGCGTTGAGAATGCAAGCAACAAGTCGGGTCGCAACACGGAAACAGCCGAGTACGGAAACGCTTGGGGTTCATACATTCGCTCAGGTGAATACACCAACCCGATGGAGATCCGCGCAATCAGCGAGGCTTCAGGCGGCACAGTGTTGCCACCACTTGAGTTTCACAATGCGATCACCACCAAACTCAAGACAATGACTGCCATCCGACAGATCGCTAAGGTGATCACCATCGGAAGTTATGCGCGAGAGTTTGCCGTGGAAAACTCCACAGGAGCTGCTGCATGGGCTGCCGAAGCGGGTTCGTTCACGGAATCGGGTTCAACATTTGGAAAGGTGACATTGACACCAGCCAAGTTGACTGGTCTCTTAAAGGTCTCCAATGAACTTGTCGACGATGCTCCAGCGCGTGGTGCGGGATTCAGCATCGAAGCCATTCTCACTGAGCAGTTCGCTCGTATGTTTGCACAAGCGGAAGAAACTGCGTTCTGCGCAACTGCGTCCGTCACCTCAGGCCCGCAGAATCCTCTGCTGTCCACAGGCGCGGGCATCAGCACTGGCAAGACGACTGCGGCAATCGCTGCTGTCACAGCCGCTGAAGTGATCGATTGGGTGTACTCACTCGCTCGTCAGTACCGCACGAATGCCAGCATCTTGGTTCACGATGCGACTCTCGGCAAGTTGCGTCAACTTGGCGCACTCGCTGGCACTGTGAATTACTTCTGGCAAAACTCAGGCGCACTCGGCGAGCCTGATCGATTGATGGGTATTCCTGTCTACGCATCAGCCGCAATGCCAACGATGGCGACTGGCGCAAAGATCGGCGTGATCGGCGACTTCGGAAACTATTCCGTGCTCGCAGAGCGCGGCACATACAGCATGCGCGTGTTGAAAGAGTTGTATGCGGCCAACGGTCAAACAGGATACATCGCGAGCAATCGTGTTGACTTCGCTGTGACTCTGCCATCTGCATTCAGCGTCCTTGCAAACGCGTAATCACTGAATTGATTTGACTCAACCCTCGGCTCGCAGAAATGCGTGCCGAGGATTTATGCCGAATGTGAAGATGATCCAAGGAGTAGCGACATCGACTGGCGTTCACGCGCCGGGCGAAGTGGTCGCCGTCGACGAGCGCACCGCGATCGAGTGGCTCGCACTTGGTCTCGCCGAGCGTGCCGACTCCGACGATGTGCAGTGCTGCTCGCGGGCCGTGCCATGCAAGGCAGTCAAGAAGGGAGCGACACCGCGATGAGAGTTAACACCACGATCACGACCGCTCCGAGTTTCATGGCGGTATCAACTGCGCAAGCCAAGGCGCATCTGCGCATATTCCACTCGCTCGACGACACCTACATCGCCGCAAGCAGCAGCGGGTCGACATCGATCATCACAACAGCGCAGCAGATGATTGAGAACTATTGCGGAATTGTAATTTCAAACACGACATTTACATCGGTCTACGACGCATTTCCACAGAACACGCCAGTTCAAGGCTCGAGCGGCGAGGTCTACAACGGCTCATCCTACGAGATCGCACTGCCGCGCTCGCCGCTAGTCAGCGTGACGAGCGTGCAATATGTCGACACGGCAGGCAACACACAGACGCTGTCAGCGTCAACCGACTACACCACCAAGTCGTACAACGGCATCGGACGCATTCAATTACTAGACGGCAAGACATGGCCGTCACTCATCGGCGGCGGCGCAGGCGTTGTCACAGTTGTCTATGTTGCGGGTTGGGGTTCCACTGCAACTGCGATCCCTGTAGCACTAAAGCACGCCATCTTGATGCAGTGCTCAACTCTCTACGACTATCGATCCACACTCGCTCCGGGTCAACAGTACGAAGTGCCCGGCACAATCAAGGCTCTCATCGCCCAATACAAATCGGGTGAGTACCAATGAACAGCGGAATGATGCGAACTCCGATGGTGATCGGCGCACGCACGCAGACCCTGACTTCGTTCGGCACACCGACCTACACCTACACCAATGGCGACACCATTTTTGGCGAGATCAAAGATTCGAGCGCGGTGGAGAAGACCAATCACATGGCTCTCAGCCAAGTCGTGACGCATCAGATCACAACTAACTTCTACCCGGGCATCAAGCCATTTGACCGCTTCACGGCGAGCCTGAGTCGCGGCACTAACGGCACGACGATCAGCACCACATTCGAGATTGTCAGCATTGTCGACTACAAGTCAGCTGGTCACACACTAACCATGCAGTGTCGAGAGGTGCAGTAGTGGCAACCAGTGGAAAGATCATCAAAGGCTTGGATCAGTTCCTTGATCAGATGAAGACCATGCGCACCGACGATCTTTACAAAGTTTTGAAAAAAGCTGAGGTCAAAGCGTTGACTAGACCGCGAGACAAACTTGCAAGCCTGTACGGCACATACATCGCCAAGAACGATTTCAATCAGACCGAAGCGCAGAAGTCGTGGCGCTGGCGTGCAAAGAAGCATCAGCCGATCCATCCGATCAAAGAAAGCCGACTGCGCATTGCGCACAACATCTATCACCACAAAATTATTCCATACGAAATTGGCAAGAACAAAGCCAGTGTGTGGAGCCGCATTTGGGGATACACACAAAACTCCTGGCTCATCGAGCACGGCCGCTATAAAGATCCCGCACGCGCATACACAGGCTGGAAAATATTCGAATATTTTTTCAAGACCAACGGCGCGACCATCAACGCAAAATTCACTGAGGATGTTGGATACGGACTTGAAAAAGTATTCAAGCGCATCGCAAACGAAATGAATAAGGCTGCACGATGAAATTCGTCGAAGCCATTCATCTCGCTTTGCAGCAGGCTCCAACCGTGATTACGGCTCTCGGGTCTTCGACCAAGATCTTCCAGTCGTTTGTCACGCCAGCAACTCCGCTGCCGTTCATCGTGGTGAGTTCGCAAAGCGATGACACGGTCAGCCCGACGCTC